ACCTAAGTTAAACTCAACTAGTTTTTTTCTCATAAAAGGTTCAAAGTTAGATGTATTTAAACAGTTGCAATACTCCTCATCTGTCAGTCCTCTTTTACTAAGTTCGCCATTTTTTTTAACGTAGGGCAAAACCATTCTATCCTCTACCAATTTAGGTTTAAATGTTTTTTGTACTTCATCCTCAACATCTGACCTGTTCTGACTAAGTTGTGCTAGTAAAGTCATAGCTTGTTTGCTATCAAAATAAAATCCATTTCTTTCTTGTTCTAGAACTATACTAGCAGTCTTATGTTCTAAGTCAGTAGACTGTTTACTAAATCCTTTACCTTCTTCTAATAAATATTTATATACTGATTCATTTAATTTTACATCTTGAATACAGTAGTCAAGCATTTGTGGAGAGTAGTTTTCAAACTCTGGCTGTTCTTGTTTAGGACTAGAAAGTTTATAGCCCCAAGTTTTAAGGCTATGTCCGTTTTCTCTGATAGGATTATAAAGTCTTGATAAAACTAATGTATCAATAACTTTACCGGTGTATTTAAAATTATGAAGTCTTTGAAGTACGGGTAAGTCAAAACCTATTATGTTATGACCTATAAGTTCTGTGGCATTTTGTAAAAGATTTATGCCCTCTTCTATTTGGTTTGGACCAAACTTATATACTTTACCATCTAGTTCTTTTGCAATGATGCACCATACTCTTGTTGCATCTAAATCATCAGTTTCAATATCAAAAATCAATTTCATTATCAAAAGTCTCGCTGTCAGTTATTTCATGTAGTCTTCCAGTATCAATGTCATATCGTAAACTACATGCCATCCCTGTGTCGCCTGTGTATCTTGATTTTAATACTCTTACTTTAGTAATGTTAGCCTCCTCTGGGTTTTCTGCTTGTTGATTTCGTTCTAATGCTATCACACAATCTGATAGTTGTGCAATACCTTGTGAGCCTTTCAAGTGAGACAGTGACACTTGTATTCCTTTTTCGTGTCCCCTATCTCCTTGTGCTCTACGCAGATGTGATACTAATATCATACCTACACCTGTCTCCTCTACTAAACTTCTAAGTCTGTTCATTAACATATCAATACCTCTTCTTTCATCCCCTTCAGTAAGAACATTGACAAGCATGTGCAAGTGGTCAACTACTACCCAATCACACTCACATCCAATTATTATATATCTTAATTTAGAAAATATTTCTTCAATATCTGTTGCTCCCAAATGTGCATGAATAAATACTCTACCTTTTTGTATTGCTTTATCAAACAGTTCTTGTAGTTCATCCTTGGTATAAGCATCTCTTTTTTCTGATAAATATATTCTATCGTTAGCTTCAATAGATACAATACCATCGGCAGTACGCAACCAGTTTTCTTCCAAAGCTATTATGCCTACATTGTCGTTTGTATTTTTAATTAGATGATGTTCAAGCTCTCTGGTTACACTTGACTTTCCAAGACCTGTACCTCCTGTCAAAGTAACAAGCTCTCCCTTTCTCATCCCATAAAGTTTTTTATTTAATCCTTCCCAAGGATAAGCAATACTTTCTTTTACTTCTCTATTTAACCAATCATCTTTTTTACTAGATAAATCTAAGATACCGGAGGGTGTATAAGTCTTTGCTTCCCACCAAGCATTAGAAAACTCTTGAAACTTTTTCTTAGCTAACATTTCGTTAGCATCTTTATATCCGTTAGGTAAGTTTATTATCTTTGCTTTACTTGGTTTTAATATTCTGGCTACCTGTCTTGCAGATTCAATACCGGCTTTGTCATTATCAAAACAAAGAACAACATTATCAAAAGATTCTACAAACTCTATACTTTCTCTTATATCTTTAACAGATGATGAAGCTCCTCGTTTAATTGATACAACACTAGACTTACCTTGCATCAATTCATAGACTGCCATTGCATCGCATTCTCCTTCTGTTATGGTTAAATATTTACCACCTTTATTACGATACAGTTGTTCTCCAAACAAACCCGTGCCTTGAAATGTACCATTACATGTAAAGTTTTTATTATCAACATATCTAGTTTTAGTAGCAACAATCTCGCTACCATTATGATAAGGATATATATGTTGTTTGATATTACCATTGTGGTCTTTTATTACTTTAACACCAAACTTTCTAGCTGTCTTTTCTGATATGTTTCTATCTGTCAAAGGTGCGTAGATACCTGTATAAGAATTTAAAAAAGAAGTTTCAGGTTGTTTCATGGGTACAATAGTATTGTCATTTGTACTCATATCATCGGCATTATCGTAGTCTGGAAAAAATGTATTACAACTAAAACATTTTGCAGAGCCATTATCATTGAGAGAAACTGCATCGCTACTATCACATTTAGGGCAAGGTAATTTGTGTTTAACAAATTTTGTATTCATTCTATCTCCTATAAAAAATTGTGGCTAGTGCATGGTGGTGATAGTTCTTATTTACTTTCATCTGTAACCTACTTTTGTATAGGACTCTACTGTCAATATACGCAAGGCTTTTACAACAGCTCACTCCTAGCCACTTGTCGAGGTGTATGCTTTCTAATCTATCGACAACTTAATGTCCTCAATCTCAAGCAACACACCTCATGCTAGTTTTCTGGTTTAGGTCTCTAAAACTAGCAAAATCGACTCTAGCATTGCTGTGTTTTGTTATTTATCGACATTGAAACACCCTCGCACATGAGGAAAAATCAGTCTATCTAGTTTATTTTAAGGTTCTAGCAAACCTCGTTTTATGAGGTTAGGACTTCTTCTTCTTAGTAGAAGAATCATCCTCGGTCATTCCCTCATCGGAGGAGACTGTTGTAGGTCCACCATCTTCTGTTGGTGTCTCTACCATACTAGGAGGTGAATCAACGATAGCTTCATCTCTAGCTTGTAACAGAGTAGTAAGATTATTTCTAAAAGTATCGCTACTAAATTGTAAACCCTCTGCAACAACACCTAAAATTTCTACTTTTCTAATAATTACATTCGCATCCATCTTGATATTATCATCAGAAATATTATTAGTGTCCCAAGAAGTAACTGTTCCATCGTCTTTCTTTATTGAGATTATCATTTAAAATTCCTCGTTATCATCAAAAAATTCTGAGCCATCTTCGGCTTTGTATTCTACTAACTCTACCACCTGTACACCTTGCAAGTCAAGACTTTTACCAGATTTACCGGCATATTCCCATTCATACTCGCTACATTGTACTCTAACTTTAGAGCCATTACCTACTGCAACATTAATGTCTTGCTTATTAACATCAAGTAATCTAGGTGCATTCCTAACCATACCATTAGGACCATTAACCTTTCTCTTGATAACTAAAGCCGGACCTTCATCCATTTGTTTTATAGTGTGTCCACGACCTGCAAAGTCATCGGCTACACTTTGTTCTACTACTAAATTAATAGTATAAACAGGTTCAAAAGTGGTATTAGGTGTCTTAATACTAGCCCAATATCCAGTTCCTTCTACTATCATATTAACCTCCTATGATATTAAGTTGTTAAAGTTGAGAGTTGTGAGCCAACTACTCTCGGAGTTGTGGACAAGCCAAACCTACAACAACATGGAGATAGAGGGCTTGTTGGTTGCTCATTTTATGCACAGTATATCATTAGTTATTTTAATTAGATAGTAAATTATCTAAATTACCTAAATCAATTTCGCCCACTAAATTTACAGTAAATGTACCATCCTTTTCGTATTGAACAGTATGTGGTACATCTACATCATGCTTATCTTTAATTCTTTGTACAGCTTCATTAAACTTTTCATAATACTCTTTCGTTAAATTAGCTTTCACTTCTTGTTCCTTCTTTGATTTTTAAATATTAAAAACCATTTATCGCCACGCCTCTCTGCATCTTTAAATACTGCATTAGTAAATATAACTGGTATCAATACAGTTAGATGAACTACAATACTTGTAACAATATCATATCCGTACCAACCTAGATAAAATGTAGCTATGAATCCAAAAAATACTGACCACATTGTAAACAATACTAACATAAAGTATGCTTGTATTGATGGTTCATTTATACTTCTCAATGGATTATATTTAACATTCATAATCATATTCCAACACTCTGAAATCCAATAAAAAAATTCTTTAATCATCTTTAAAATGTTTGTCATAAATAATTAAACTTGCTCCGTAAGAGCAAAAAAGCATAAATAAAATAATAAACCATAGTCCGTTCATCTTCCTTGCCCTCTATATTTTTTGTAACTTCTTTTCTTGTTTTTGTTCATGTGCTTAGTTGATATTTTAATAGTCCTAGAACGCCCTCCCGTGCCTTGTGAGGTAGACTTTTTAACATGCTCTATGCTTTGTATTACTTTAGTTCTTAAAGCCATACTACCTTTGTCTAAATATATACATCAACAAGAGTAAAACTTTCTTACTAAGATGTTGTAAATGTTTTGGTATCGGTACTCCGTTTACTTCTTTGGTCATGCTTTGTCCAGTAGTAATCCTTTTACAAAGATGTGAGCAACTTCTTCTAATAATAACTGATAGATATAACCTTCTTTAGCTTTTATACCTTCAGTATCTAACACTCTTTTCTCAATTTTACTTACCAAATAACTAATATTATCTGAAGAAACTAATCTAAGTATTTCAAAATCTCTTAGTGCAACTTCCTCTATCCTTCCATACAAAGTCATTAGTCCTCCTGCACAACTTTAAAATCTGCATCATATATCTTTTCGCCATCTGCCCACTTCCAATCTATTTCAAATTTGTAAGTAGGGTCATAAGTTCTAACCTCGCCATCTTCAAACTCAACTGTGAGTTCGCTGTACTTTATATAATGGTCAATNACTTTGTCCCAATCTATATCAAGTTCTTTTAAATCAAACTCAATCTTTTTATCATAACGAGCTTGTAAATACTGTGGTT